TTCGCGCGGCGGTGAAATCATCGGCAAAGCAGGGCACGAAGGTGCTCTATCCCTCCGGGCATCAGGATCAACTGGACGTTGCCATTCGCCGAAGCGTGCTGACCGGCGTTTCCCAGACCAGCGCAGTGATAGGCATGGAGAACGCGCGGCTCATGGGCTGCGACCTCATGGAGATCACCGCCCACGCCGGAGCCCGTCCCGAGCACGCCGCATGGCAGGGAAAGATCGTCAGTCTCAGCGGACGCAAGGGCTACCTTACCCTTGCAGATATCGGCTACGGCTCGGTCACCGGCTTCAAGGGAGCCAACTGCCGCCACGACTGGTACCCGTTCTTCGAGGGGATTTCCACCCGTCTGTACAGCGACAGTCAGCTTGAGGAGCTGGCAAAGAGCGATCTTTACGACCTGCAGCAGGGGCAGCGAGCCATGGAGCGGCAGATCAGAGCCACACGGCGTGAGCTGGCAGGATACGACGCAGCCATGTCCGCCGCCGATCCGGACACCGCCGCTGCCATCAGGAATGATTTTGACGAAGCGGCAGTGAAGCTCAAGAAGCAGGAAGCCGCGCTGCGGGAGTATTGCCGGAGTAACGGTCTGCTCGAGGACAGCAGCCGCGTGCAGACGCTGTATGGAGACGGCACCACACAGGGCTTCGGGCGGAGCACGTCGCAGAAAGCGGTGTGGGCGAACAGGAAAGCGTTGAAAACCGACAGCAACAGTGGTATAATCAATACAGGAGCAATCAGTGGTGCTCTTAACCCTGTAAGCCCGCAGGCGGAACAACACGCAAAGCGGTATTATGAGTTCATCAGGAAAACCAAATCGGACATATCGAAGATTTCAGCGCATACCGGCATCTCTGCAGATAAGATCGAGAAAATCAAGAATCACATCTTTGTTTCCGAGCATATCCTTGATGACGGCGTTAGGCGTTTCGATCCGTCGTACAGTATGGCGGTTTCATGGCAACGGTTGATGAACGGAGAATACATTGAACGCGATATTGTTTTGCTTAAGCATGAATACGCTGAACTCCGATACATGGAGAGAGGCTTATCTCAGGCTGAAGCTCATGTAAAAGCATCGAAGCGATACAATTACGCAAAATATCTCGACTAACAGGAGGTGTCAAAAATGGTTGCCCTTAAAAACATCAGCACAAGAAACAACATTGTGATCTGTGATTACTTCCCGGAGGGAAGCGATTGCCTCGGGCATATCGAAGTAGACACCGGTACCGGCGAGATAATCCGCGTTGATTATTCCGATTATGAATACGGCAAAAAAACTTATGCTGGCAAGGCACGTGCAAAGCTCATGGAGCTTTATGCTTCCGGCGAAGCTTTACCAAGTGAAGCCGTTGCTATTTGGTATTAGCAGACAACCACATACAGTCAAGCATCTCACCCGATCGGGCGAGGTGCTTTTCTTATACCCATTTTTTCAAATCGGCTGGGGCGCGAGCCTAATCGGCGCGGCGGCAGGTGACGCAACCACCTACAAAAGCGTAGCCGCGGAAAGGAGTAAACCATGAAAACAGAAGAACTGACCGCCCTCGGTCTGACCGAGGAGCAGGCAAAGAGCGTGCTGGCAATGAACGGCAGGGACATCGAGCGCCACAAGAACGACGCTGAGGCTCTGCGTACCCAGCTTGGCACCGCTCAGAAGCAGCTCAGTGAAGCCAACGGCAAACTGGAGGGCTACGATCCCGAGTGGAAAGCCAAGTCGGAGAAAGCTCAGCAGGATGCCGAGGCACAGATTACTGCCCTGCGCCGCTCCCACGCCATCGAGGCAGGCATCGCCGAGCGCAAGGGACGCAACGTCAGAGCCATCCGCGCCCTGATCGACGAGGCGGCGGTCACCGTCAACGACAAGGGCGAGGCCATTGGTCTTAACGAGCAGCTTGACCGCATACAGGCAAGCGACGGCTTCCTGTTTGAGAGCGACAAGCCGGCTCCTGTTTTCTCACGATCGGCTCCGGGGGCAAAAACCAATGCCGACCCGGACAAGAAAGCGCAGGCCAACGCCGGTCTGCGCGCGTTATTCGGAAAGGAAGGATAATTAACCATGTCCAACATTGTAAACCGCGAAAAGGTGGAGGCTCTCATCAGAGAGCAGGTCACCACAGAGATCATGCAGCAGGCGCCCACCCAGTCCGTCTTTATGGAGCTGGCGCGCAAGCTGCCCAACATGACCAGCAAGCAGACCCGTATCCGCGTGCTGGATCTGCTGCCCATGGCCTACTGGGTCAACGGCGACACAGGCTACAAGCAGACCTCCGAGCAGGCGTGGGATAACGTCTATCTCTCTGCCGAGGAGCTGGCGGTCATCGTGCCCATTCCCGAGGCTGTTCTGGACGATGCCGAGTTCGACATCATGGGCGAGATCACTCCCCGCGTCATCGAAGCCATCGGCAAGCGTGTGGACGCAGCCGTTATCTTCGGCACAAACAAGCCCGAGGGCTGGCCTCTGGGTATCGTTCAGCGCGCCCGTCAGGCAGGCAACAACGTAGCCGCGACCACCGACCTCTATGAGGATATCATGGGCGAAAACGGCGTTATCTCCAAGATCGAGCAGTACGGCTATATGCACACTGGCGCTATCGCCGCCACGTCCATGCGCGGCAAGCTGCGCGGTCTGCGCGACGACATCGGTCGTCCGCTGTTCACTCCCTCCGTCCAGGGCAAGTCCCAGTACGACCTCGACGGCGAGCCTATTCGCTTCCCCCGTTCCGGCGCTTACGATCCCGCCATCGCACAGATGGTGGTGGGCGACTGGAAGCAGGCGGTATACGCCATCCGTCAGGACATTACCACCAAGATTCTCACCGAGAGCGTTATTCAGGATCCTGCCACCGGCAATATCGTCTACAACCTCGCTCAGCAGGACATGATCGCCCTGCGCGTTGTCTTCCGCATGGGCTGGGCACTGCCCAATCCCGTCACCGGACTTGACAGCGACCGCACCGGCTGCCCCTTTGCCTATCTGGAGCCCTCCTCGCCCCAGACCACCCAGACCATCACCTTCACTGTGACCGACGGTGAGAGCGCCGTAGCAGGCGCTTACGTCTCCATCGGCGGCGCTCGTCTCAAGACCGATGCAAACGGTCAGTGCGTATTCAATCTGCCCGCAGGCAGCTACACCGCCAAGATTAAGGCCAAGGGCTTCACCGCAAGCGAGGTCGGCGTGACTGTTGCCAGCGCAGCAGTTACTCAGAGTATCACGCTGACTGCTGCATCCTGACGGAGGGCTGAGCCATGAGCAGACTGACCGACGCCCTCTGCGCTCTGGGTGAGCTGATGACCGGCGCCACCATCAGCGGTGACACGGTAACAGAGATCATTGAAAAAATCGCGGCGGAGTACCCTTCCTCCGCACAGCCTGAGATACCCGATACAGAGAGTGATCCTTCCGACACCGGAAGTGATCCTTCTGACCCCGAAAGTAACGATCCCGATTCAAGCGGCAACGAATAATCCAAAGGAGGCGGCATGATGCTGGACAACAGCAATGGAGCAGAGTTCTACCGCGACATCTACTGCGGACGGTTCAAGGATCGCGACGCGCTGCCCTTTGAGCGTGCGGCGGCACTGATGGATACCCTGACCTTCGGGCGTGCAGGTGAGGTTACCGACCCTGTACTGGAACGCAAGGTGCATTTTGCGCAGTGCGCCATCATCGACGAGCTGATCGCCGACGATGCTGCCCCTGCTCGTGTTGCCTCCGAGACCACAGCCCATGTGTCCGTCACCTACGGCGACACCTCCGCGCAGGGGCAGCTCTCACGCTGCCGAAGCGCGGTCATGCGCTATCTGGGGGACACGGGGCTGCTATACAGAGGAGGGTACGCATGATCGGCAACCAGACCGTCACGCTCTTTCACAGGCTGGGCGACCGGCAGTGGAAGATCAGCGTCATCGACCGATGTATGCTTTGCGGCACGCTGAGCCGCCGCACGGCAGGCACGGGACAGGTGCAGGCGGATACTTGCACCGTGCTGCTGCCCGTCAACGATGTCAGCCGCAGCATACTGCCCGACGATGTGCTGATCCCCGGCGATCATTCGGCGCTGTCCGATCAGTCGTCCCGTCGCGAGCTGCTGGCGGTGCGCGGCAGCCTGACGGTAACGTCGGCGGTCGTGCATGAATACGGCTCGGAGAATGTCCGGCACGTGGAGGTGAGCGGCGTATGAGCATGAGCTTCAGCGGACGGCTTGAGCTATCCGACATTGATTACATCATCAAAAAGCGCGGGCTCAACAACCGCGGCTCGGTGCAGTATCTCATCGACAGCGAGGTCATCCGTCTCAGCGATCCCTATGTACCAATGCTCTCGGGAACGATGAAGGATGCCAAAAGGCACACCTTCATCGGCTCGGGTGACGTACGCTACAAGACACCCTACGCGCCGAGACAGTATTACAGCAACGCAGGCAACGGCATCGAGGGCACAGCCCACGGCGGCAAGCGCGGCAAGCTGTGGTTTGAGCGCATGAAGATCGACCACAAGGACGAAATTCTCCGCGCCGCCGCAAAGAAAGCGGGTGGTTTTGTATGACACCCATCATCCAGTATCTGACCGAATTCTTCGCTGCCTGCCCTCGCATTGCCGAGGGTGTGCTGAGGACTGATTATCTCGGCTCGGAGGAGAACGACTTTACGCTGGAGTGTGTGCCCTGCGATCCCGTTATCAAGCGGTACGTCGGCGGCTCCACCCTCCGGCAGTATCTTTTCATCATCGGTACCCGTCAGGCTTACGGCGAGGACACTCTGCAGAATATTTCGGGCAGCGGTCTGTGCGAGGATATCTTCGCGTGGATCGAGGAGCAGAATTCCGCACGCAATCTTCCCCGTCTGCCCGAGGGGATGACCGCCCAGAAAATCGAGGGGATCTCCACGGCGTACCTGCTGGATGAGGATTCCCAGAAATTCGCGGCACGGTATCAGATACAGTGCCGCCTGACCTACACACAGAAATAACTAAGGAGGACGTTCACATGAACAAGCTCATCAGCCGCGATCAGTGGAAAGCGTACATGGATACAGGCACCGCTGACGCACCCGTATACTCGCTCATCGGCGAGGGCTTCACCTCGTTTTCCGAGAGCAAGAACCCCAAGGAGTACAGCCGCCAGTACATCCACGAGCGCACCGAGCGCACGGACGTCGTAGGCTACGCTCCGTCCATTTCCTACTCCACCGACGTGTACAGCGAGGACCCCGTTATCAGGAAGATCATCGAGATCACCGACAGGGAGCTGATCGGCACCGATGCGCAGGTCACGGTGTACCTGGTCAATGAGTGGGAGGAGGTCGAGGGCGGTCTGCGCGCCTATCAGCGCCGTTATGCCGTAATTCCCGACGCACGCGGCGACGGCACCGACGCCATGATCTACTCCGGTACTCTCAAGGCGGTGGGCGACATCGTCGAGGGTGTCTGGGACGGCACTGCAAAGAAATTCACCGCCGGCGAGGCTGCTGCTCCCGAAGCTGCAGACGACCCCGAGCAGACCGCCGAAGATCCCGAAGAAACCTGATTCATCACGGAGGTATTGAGCCATGAGCCTTACGACCTGGAGCATCAACGACAAATCCTATGAGCTTGACCTGAGCGATGCCGACGTTGCCGCACGTTATGAGGACACCTTCGAACAGATGATCGCACGGGAAAAATCCCTGCCGGTGGACGGCAAGGTCTCCGTCTACATCAGGGAGGTGTACGCCATGCACCGCGACCTCTACGACGGGCTTTTCGGCAGCGGCGCAGGTGACGCCATCCTCGGCGGAAAGCAGAACCTCAACCACTGCCAGCAGATCTATCTGCAGTTCCTCGAGTTCGTGGAAAAGCAGCAGCGCGCTCACATCGAGTTCCGCAATCAGCTGCAGTCCCGTTATTCTCCTGCCCGTCTGCAGCGCAGGCTGCAGGGCAAGAAATGAACCGCTGCCTGCTGATTGATCCCCTGCCCGAAACGGTCACCATCGACGGGACGGAACATCCCATCAACACCGACTTTCGGGCAGGGATCCTCTTTGAGCTGCTGATCACCGAGGATCGCGAGCTGGATCCGGCGGAAAAGATCGCCGCCGGTCTGGGGATATGGTATCCCGAAATGACGTTCGGCGATCTGCAGGCGGCGTGGAACGCGGCGGTGGAATTCTACTGCTGCGGCAGGACACTTCCCGAGCGTCAGCTCGCTTCGGCGCAAAAGGGCTTCAGTTCCCGTGCCTACAGCTACGAGCACGATGCGGAGTACATCTGCGCCGCCTTTCAGTCGGAGTACGGCATTGATCTTACCGACGCAGAGATGCACTGGTGGCGGTTCAGAGCGCTGTTCCGCGGTCTGGGCAGCGACACCGAGCTGGTAAAGATCATGGGCTATCGCACCGCTGATCTGTCTGTGATCAAAAGCAAGGAAGAACGTGCGCGCATTACCCGTCTGAAAAACATCTACGCACTGCCGTCCGCTCTTTCCGAGGAGGAGAAAGCGGCTGCCGCAGGCGCGCTTTTCGCAGGAGGGATCATGTGATGGACTATCCTGCCATCGAACGCAGGTGGGCGGTCTGCCCTCACTGCGGCAAGCGGTTGGTGATCTACACCAACAACGCACAGTGCAGCGGTGTGTATATCCGCTGTAAAAATTGCCGGAAGGAAGCTGAACTGAGCATCTCCGGCGGCAAACAGAATAACTGAACGCAACAGAGCCGTTGAGCCATGCGATAACATCGAGAGGTGAAAAGCATGGCCGACGGCACTTTGCATTTTGACACAAAAATAGACAACACAGGCTTTGAAAAGGGCCTATCGAAAATACAGGGCATAGCCAAGAGCAGCTTTGCCGCCATAGGCGCGTCCGTCGCTGCGGCATCCACCGCGATCAGCGCAGGCGCGGCGGCTGTCGTGGAATTCGGCAGCGCATTTGAGACATCCATGGCAAAGGCATCCACACTGTTCGGCGACGTTGCCGTGGACACAGCCCACCTCAACAGCGAGATACTGGCTCTGTCGGGCTCCACGGGGCTTGCCGCTTCCACCTTCGGCGACGCTCTCTATTCGGCGCTGTCGGCAGGCATCCCCGCCACCGAGGATATGTCCGACGCGCTGGGCATCCTTGAAAGCTCGGCAAAGCTGGCGACGGCAGGCTTCACGGATATCGACACCGCCATGAGTGCCACGGCAAAGACCCTCAACGCCTACGGTCTGGGAGCTGAGGAAGCGGAACGTATTCAGGGCATCCTCATCCAGACCCAGAACAAGGGTATCACCACCGTGGGCGAGCTGGGCGCGTCTCTTGCTCAGGTCACGCCCACGGCTGCGGCTTTCGGCGTTTCCTTTGAGCAGGTAGGCGCAGCTCTGGCGGCAATGACCGCTCAGGGCACACCTACGGCGCAGGCTACAACCCAGCTCCGCGCCATCATTGCCGAGCTGGGCAAGAGCGGAACAGTTGCCGCCAAGAACCTCGTCAAAGCTGCCAAGGGTACCGAATATGCCGGCATGACCTTTGCTGAAATGATGGCTTCCGGTGCCGATCTGGGTGACGTGCTGGGCATGATCTCCGAAGAAGCAGAGAAAAGCGGCAAGACGCTGGTAGATATGTTCTCCTCCAGTGAGGCTGGAACTGCGGCACTGTCCATCATGGCACAGGACGGCGCGGTGTTCGCGGCGGATATGGAAGCCATGGCGAATACCGCCGGTCTGGTTGACGATGCCTTTGACAAGATGATGGAGACCTTCGCCGGTCAGAAGTCGGTGTTCATGGAAAGCGGTAAGAACCTTGCCATAGCTGTGTACAACGGCATGGACGGCGAGCTTACCAACCTGATGAAGCTGGGCAACGATATGCTTGCTCAGCTTGCGGAAGCCTTCGAAACCGACGGAGCAGAGGGGCTGATCTCTGCTGCCGGCTCGGTAGTTGGGCAGCTTGTGGTCAAGGCGGCGGAATACGCTCCTGTGCTTGCCGAAGCAGCGGTGTCGCTGCTCACGTCCCTTGCGCAGACGCTCATCGACAGCGCGCCCATCATCCTTGAAGCAGGCGTGCAGGTAGCGCAGGCGCTGATCACAGGACTGTTCGGTGCCGAGCTGGGTGAGGCTTTCGGGGAGCTTGGCGCGACCGCTCTTGAGACCTTCAATCTGCTCATCAGCATCGTTTCCGATGCCACGGCAACGGTGGGACCGCTGCTTGGCGATATCGCGCTGACGCTGCTGCATCTTGTCAATGCTGGTCTTGAGCCGGTCAACGCGGTGCTGGGCTTCGTTGCAAACCACACACGGCTGCTGACTGCTGCTGTGGTCGGTGGCGTCGCTGCGTGGACAGCATACATGGTGGTCACCAAGGTGAGCAAGGCGGTTTCGGCGATGTCAAAGGCGATGGCGCTGCTCAAGACGCTGACTGATAAAGAGACAATTTCTACGATGCTTTCCACAGGAAGTATTACTGCTAAGCACGTGGTTCTCGGCGTGCTGACACGCAACGTCACGTTGGCAACAGCAAAACAGGCACTCTATAACGCTACGGTCTCCGCTTTTCCTGGCATGTGGATCATCGGTCTGATCGCTGCACTTGTAGCAGGAATATCTGCTTTGGTGTCAGTGTTTTCGGATTCCACCGACGAGACCGACGCAAACGCCAAAGCCGCCAACGGTCTTGCGCAGAACGTGCGGAAGCTCTGCGATGCTCAGTGGGAGCTGTATGATTCCTACGAGGCTCTGGACGCTCAGATTCCCGACGTCAATGCGCTGCTTTCCGACACCGGCAAGACCCTTGATGAGCTGGATAACGAAATCTCATCCGCAGAAAAGGGCATATCCTCTATCCTGAGCGATGCCATCGAAGAGCGCAGAGAGCTGCGCGAGCAGGATCTGAAGGATCTGCGCGAGTACATGGAGAAATATCGTGCTGCTGTCAGCGAGCAGTTCGATATGTATCTGTCGGTGCAGAACGCCGAAAACCTGAAGATAAGCAGCGCCGCGCCGGCGGACAGCGAGGAGCTTGTCAGGCGGATAAGCGGACTGAACACCGCTCTTGAAAATTCACTCAGCACGTCGGACGAGCTGCTGACACAGAGCCTTACATATATCGAGAATATGAATAAGGCCGGGTATTACGCCACCGAAGCGGAATATCAGGCGGCGATCGAGGCGGAGACAGAGCTTTTCCGGCAGCGAAACGAACAGGCGGAAGCCATGTTCAACACCGGTTATTCTGCTCTGCAGCAATATGCCGCCGTTGATTTTGAATCAGCCCTGACTTCTCAGGCTGGGGCGTGGAAAACGCTCGGAAACGCCATTTCCGAAGCCGGTAACGCAGGCGGCTTTGATGCTCTGACCGGGCAGCTGGACGCGCTCGGAGAATACAGCAAGACTCTCGAAGCGGATGCAGAAGCAATGTCCGACTTCTGGTACACCATGAATCAGAGCATCGCATCCGGTGCGGAACTGACCGACGAATCAAAAGCCGCTTTATCTTCATTCCTCGGGGAATTCGAAGGACTTGACGGCGAGATGAGCGAGGCAGGAAAAAATGTTCTGCTGGGTCTGATCGGCGGTCTGCGTGACGAAATTCCCGGGCTGTCCGACACCTCCGAGATGAGCTGTGACGCAGTGGTGGACACCCTTGTCGATTACTTCGGCATACACTCCCCGTCCACCCTCATGTACGAAAAGGGCGGCTACATCATGGACGGTCTGATAGGCGGCATCAGCGACAAGCGCGGCGCGCTGTCCGCTGTCCTGACCGATGTCGCCGGAGAGCTGTCCGAAAAGCTGGGGCTTTCCGGACTGGGTGCACTCAATGTTCCCACAGGTTCCGGAGGCAGCAGAGGCAATGCTGTCACCGATGCCCTTGCTCCGCTGTCGGAGGCGGCACGCTTTCTGCGGCAGGCGGCGGAGGAATGTGCCGCCGCGCAGCTGGGCATCACCCGGGATGCCTGCGAGCAGCTCATCGCTCAGACCAACGCGGCAGCATCGGCGGTCATTGCCGCATCTCAGCAGACGGCAGCGGCGATGCAGTCGGCGGTCAGCAACATCACATATCACACCAGCACATCCCAGTCCCTCAATTTCTATACACCCACGGCAAAGCCGTCCGCTGTGGCACGGGCGGCACGCAGCGCACTGGAGGTGAAGTAGCGCCGTGCGAAAATCAATACTTGTTACCCTTGAGTGTGCAGGGAAAACGCTTTCCGTCGGCACCGGCGGAGAGCTTGCCCTGCTGGGGATATCCGGTATTGCGGCGGCTGACTTCGATGTTGACATCGAGAGCAGCGGCAGCCTTGATGGCGGATACGTCTCCGGCGCGCGTATTGCTCAACGCACCATCCGGATTACCACTCATACCGGCTTCGAGCAACCCGAGGAGCTGCGTGGGCGGCTCATCAGCATGTTCCGCCCAGACGTGGATACCGTCGTGACCGTCAACCGCTGCGGCACGGCGCGATGGATAACCGGCAGATGCACGGAGGTGCGCGTTACCGAGGAGAATATGTACACACCGGTGCGTGTGGAAATCAGCATCGTCTGCCCGCAGCCATATTTCCGCGATCCGGACGACTTCGGTGAGGACATTGCCCGCCATGTGGATAACGTGGTCATGCCGTTTGTGGTCCCTCCCGAGGGCTTCGTTGCAGCTATCCTCGGTCAGCAGCGCAGTGTCGCTCTCACCAACAGGGGCGACGTGTCCTGCGGGCTGCGCGTCCGCATGGAAATCAAAGGGTCGGTCACCTCGCCGAGCATTGTTAATACCGTGACCAGCGAAGTCATCAGGCTGCTGGGCAGCTTTTCCGCCGGCGATGTCATTGAGATATCGACCGAGCCCCGCGCGAAGGCGGTCAGACTGAACGGTGTAAATATCATGCACCGGCTCGATCGGGCATCATCATTTTTCAGCCTTGCTGTCGGAGAGAATGCCGTCCGGTATACCGCCGATGACGGATATAACAATATGGCGATGTTTATCTATTACACGCCGCTTTATCTGGGGGTGTGATCTATGGATCTGTATCTGCTTGATGATGCCTTTCAGCCGGTCAGCATTATTGATGATTTCACCAGCCTGATCTGGCGACGGAAGTACACTGAGCCAGGCGACTTCGAGCTGCACTGCAGTCTGGAGCACGCGCGCGATCTGCTGTGTGCGACGTATGTCTATCGCCACGATCGCCCAGAAACGGGGATCATTGAATCCTTCAACAAGAAGGATGGCAGCGTGGTTGTAAAAGGGCGGTTCCTTGAAGCCATGCTCGACGCAGAGATAGTATATCCTGCGCGTGAGTACACGGACGTATCGCCGGAATATATTGCCGATGATCTTGTCTCCGTCTATTATCCACTTCTGCCTCGCGTGCCGATAGAGAACGGCGGTAGAGGAACACCGGTCAGTGCGGCGCTGCTGGGTGAAAATGTCTGCGACTACATCTATGAGCTGCTGTCAGCTCAAGAGTACGCACCGCGAATCACCTATGACTACGCCACGAACGCGCTGCTGTTTTCCGTGTGGCAGGGGCTCGACCGTCGGCAAGAACAGAACATAAATTCGTGGGCTGTATTCTCCCGCAACTGGGAAAACCTGCTCAGCGCTGAATACTCCGCCAGCCGTAAGGATATGCGCAATTACGTCGTCATCGCCGGCGGCAGTGAGGAGAATCGCACCTTCCGCATCCTCGACCGGACGGACGGCGCTCCGGCGCGCAGGCTGTTTGTCAGCGTTTCCACTCGCAAAGGTGATGAAATGACGGATGACGACTATGCGGCTGTGCTGGATGAAAAAGGCGCGGAGAAGCTGGCGAAATACAAGCCCGTGGAGAAATTCGATGTTGCCATCGATCCCAGGGCAAACCTGGTATACATGACCGATTTTGATCTGGGCGATCTCTGCACGGTCATCGATACCGATCTGAACATCACCCTCGATGCCAGGATTCTCGAAATTGAAGAGGACTGGGAGGACGGCGACATGGCACTGGTTGCCCGTTTTGGCGAAGGATTTTTGACAGTGCCGGACTATATCAGGAGGCGATACGGATGAGTTTGGTCTATGGTATTTTTGCAGCTGAAAGAAGTGTCGGGAATGACGGCGAGGTCATCTATGACAGGTCGGTCGGCGACGAGTATTTTGCCCGGCTGTTTTCTGCTCTTGCGCAGAACGGCATAGTGGGCGACAGTTTCGAGGTAACTGCTTCCGGCGGAATGACGCTCAACATCGCACCCGGCAGAGCTCTGATCGAGGGACATTTCTGCTATGACACCTCAGCTGCCGCGCTGACGGTCGGTGCTGCGTCTTCGGCGCGGTCTGACCTTGTGGTTCTGCGGCTGGATGCTGAAGCGCGGATGATCAGTCTGGAGCTGGTACAGGGCGCATCCTCGCCGGTACGCACCGCAAATGTGTATGAGCTGGCGATTGCTCGTATTGATATCCCTGCCGACGCGGCTGCGGTCACTTCGTCCATGCTGACCGATCTGCGTGGCGACGCGAATTACTGCGGCTTTGCCGGTGCACTGGTGTCAGTGGACGCGGTGCTTTCACCATACAGCGACAACGCAGTGAGCAACAGCGCTGTAGCAGCCGCCATGAACGGCAAGCAGTCTGTACCGAAATCCATTACACTGTCCAGCGGCGGCAGCTACACGTTGGCAGACAACACGGAATACAGAGGCAGCGGCATTTCGTCTTTGACGCTGCTGTTTCCATCGGGGGCGTTCCATTCCTGGCTGCGCTTCACCACCGGCAGCTCGGCGCCGACGATAACCCTGCCGTCCACTGCAAAATACGTCGGCAGAGTGCCGTCGTTCGGAGCGTCCCAGACGTGGGAACTGTCTGTTAAAGACGGCGTTGTCATCGCCCAGGAGGTGCTGTGATGCTGGATCAGAGGCGGCGGATGCTGCTCACTGCGGAGCGTGAACTGATCCTGTATGATGCCGGTGATCTGTGTAATGCTGCCACAGGAGGCTGGATCCAGGCGCCCAAAAGCGGAAACAAAGGCGTTCTGTCGTTCTATTCCGACAGTCTGAGAATGTTCAATAGCGCGACCCTCGGGTACGTCGATCCCCGGGCGACTATCGCGATCACAAATAATAAAATATTGCTTCGGGGGTTCCGCAAGCTCTGCATGACCTATCACGTTATGCAGCGCACCTCCAAATCCGCGATTTATATCGCGCTGTACTCCTCACACAGCGGTGGTTATCGGAATTACACAGCGGCTAAAAGCGCAAAGGTCACCGCCGGCACATCGGGCAACACCGGAGATAAACGCACGGTCACGCTGGATATTTCCGACTATCCCGGAACTTACTACATTGGCGCCATGTGGCTGATGGAGGCGGATACAAGCGACGATCAGATTGCGTATGTGCACAAGGTCTGGCTGGAGTAAGGGGGTAATGCTATGAGTACGATCATTAATCGGGATCAGTGGGAGGCGCGAATGAACACCGGCACTGAAGGCTGCCCGGTGTGGTCCCTCATCGGCGAGGGATTTACTTCGCTGTCCGAAGCTAAGAACCCTCAGCAGTATTCATATCATCATTTCGACGAGCCCTGTGAATTTTCCGACGTAGTGGGCTACTCGCCGTCCATGGCGTTTTCGATCGATGTGCATTCCGGGGATCCCGTTATCTCCACGCTGATACGCATCGCAGACCATGAACTCGTCGGGACAGACGCCCGACGTGAGATCCTCATTATCAACAAATGGGATCCTCTTGCGCCGGGGATATATCGGGCATACAGGCGCCTGTATGCCATAGCTTCGGCATCCCGTGCTGCCGGCACCGGAGTTATGACCTGCAGCGGAACCATGCACGTCTGCGGCAGGCTGATGACCGGTGCGTATGACAGTAATACAAATCAATTTTTCACCGAGGTGAGATCATGCGAATCATCGAAATAAACGTCAACGGGGTTGAGCTGGAGGTCAAAACTAATCAGTCTCTGATTGCCGGCAGTGTTGGCGATGTTGGCTGCACATTTACATTTTCCCCTGACTGGGATCCGCTCACGAAGGTGGCGGTATTCACAGGCGGAACAGAATCCCGATCAGTAATGCTGGACGGCAGCACGGTTGAGCTGCCGTGGGAAACCCTGCAGAACGAGCAGGTCGCCTATATGATAGGTGTATACGGACTGGATTCCGGATACCTTGTCCGTCAGACCGTACCGGTGCTAGCGGGATATGTCCGCTGTGGGTCAGGCGACGCACAGCCGGCAGCTTCGCCGTCACCGTCCTTGACGCAGCAGCTGCTTGAGGCAACGCAAACCGCCGTCCGCTCCGCCGCAGCCGCAGCGGAGCAGGCGTCTATCCTCCTCCGTGATGGCGACGGCACGCGATTTCTTTCAGATAACGGAACATACCGGATGATATCCGGCGGTGGAGACGGCAGCGGCACAGTTGTGCCGATTGATCATCCGGTCATCCCCACCGGCAAGGAAATCACCGCAGACACCCTGCTGGTCATCGATCCCAACGCCAGCCCAAACAAGATCCCCCAGTGGTACAACGGTACGGCGGTCACCGGTACGGGAACCGGCATAAGCGCGGTGGTGACGGGCAGTGCATCGGGCGACTATTATGTCAATACCGACAATTTCAATCTGTATGAGGCAACGGCGGCGAATACATGGTCGTTCAAGGGAAGCATCAAAGGCTCTCAGCGGTTTTACGGTGCCGAGGTAACGGGCGACGGCTACGCCGCTGTGCCCGGCAGCAAAAAGGGCGACGAGTATATTAACACGACCACCGGCGATGTATATACTGCGTCCGCTGCCAACACATGGCGACTGGTTACCAATGTTCAGGAATACAGAAAGCCCGTGACCATCACCTTCATCAACACCGATGACGGCGTGGACGGCAATATTTCCTCGGACTGCACGCTGATACAGACTCCCACCCGGAACATCCTTGTGGACATCGGCAGACAGAGCGACTACGACACTATAAAATCGGCACTGCTCGGCGCGGATGCGGATCGGCTGGACTATATTTTTATCAGCCATTATCACTATGATCATTGCGGCTGCACTGCTTCACCGACCGGCACAACGGCAGAAGAATCCTCGCTCAATACGCTGTTTAACGATGCTGATATCGACACCTCGGCGTGTGTGCTGGTGCTTCCGCATACCCCTGTCTTTGCTGACCTTTACGCGGGCGAAGGCAGTCCGGCAGGCGTAAAACAGATATACGATATCGTCCAGAGCGTCATAACCGATAACGGCGTTGTCGCACAGATACTTGCCAACGAACACGAGGGCTGCTGCTGGGATATCGAAGCGGCGGCGCTCGGTGAGGTGCCGGTATGGTCTGCGTCCAAGCCGACCGGCGGCAGAACGAACATCAGGGTCCTGAATTGCAGCGACAGTAAATTCAGTAATTACTATAACGCGTCATATAATTCAGATGCAGTTGACGGGCTCGGGCAATACAATGCCAAGACCTACAACAACTACAGCACCATTATCGAGCTGGAATACGGCTACACGCTCTGCACACTGACCGGCGATATCAACTACACGGCAGAGGCGGTGAATGCAGCCGATATGCGCCAGACCGACCTGCTCAAAATAGGGCATCATTCGGGCAACAGTGAATACGCCGAATCGTTCTACAGAAGAACCAATCCCAGATACGCAATATTCAACGTGGACGCTGATGTATATACCATGTACGCATCCGCCATCATTGCGGAGCGTCCGGCAATAGCATGGCTTGCCTCGCAGAAGACACCCATGTACTTTCTCAGCGAAAGCGGCACGATGGTCTGGCAGTCGGACGGCACGAAATACGAACTGCTCACCAACAACCGCAGTCAGCATCCCGAAGGACGGGGCGCGGCACTTCTGTGGAGCGGCAGTGCAGCCCCGGGCAGCACCATCGACATGACCGGCACCGGCTGGAAGGACTACACCCTTTACAAGGTACTCCTCGCCGCAAATGGAACCGGCATCATTGCAACGAGAGTGACCACGTCGTCAGGTGAATATTTCAGAGGAATAGGCGGCTCGACCAACGGAACCGCACCCATGTATCAGATATCGGCATCGTTTGCTGCTACGGTCAGCGGCGATGAAATAACAGTGTTCGGCACAACGAATGAAAGTCACACCACTTCGTCACCATATCACTCAGTGACGTCAAACCCCAATATTATTGCCATTTACGGCATTGTATAAGGAGATGAGGAAAATGGGAATGATCAATGTTGTTAGGGATGGTCAGCTGATTCCGGTACCGACGCTGAAGGGCGATCCGCTGAGGTATGAGGATCTGACCACAGAACAAAAAGCTGAACTGCGCGGCATCGCCATCGAGAAAAAGACGGAGAGCGAATATGCCGCGATGACGCCCGAAAGCGGGGTGCTCTACATTGTCACTGCTGATACCTGATGCGGATATCCGCAATCTGTACTATAACGGTCAGAAGATCAAGGCGGCATATTTCAATGGTGAAAAGGTGTGGACGCAGACGCACCGCGTGGAGTGGCGGCTGGACGACGATGCCCGGTCTCTTCTCAGAACAGAGCACGTCACCGACGGGCAGTCGGCTGTCCCTCCGGTCTCGCAGGACTGGACGGACGACTACCACAGCTACATCATCAACGGCTGGGACGCGCCATACAGCGAGATAACCGCCGACACGATCCTCACCGCTCAGTCCCGAACCACCACGCTGTATCTGCTGCGCAGCGGCTACGGCGTGAACGGTGGCTTCCGTGCGGAGTTTGAGGGCGGCGCAGACGGCGACAGCTTCGGCTTCGGTGAAACGATAGCCTTTCGGGACAGCACGTCGGACATGAAATACGGCTCGGCAGCTTACGGTCAGATCTCCGCTGACGGGATACACTGCGCCCACACCGGCGGCAACAGCGCTGGTACTGCGCAGACCTTCCGGTCTGCGCAGTACCGTGCCGCTCTGCTGGACGCTGATCCCATCCGCGCAGCAGGGTTTAACAGACTGAGATTCACCGGTTCCTACAGCTTCGGCAAGGGCAGCGTGTACAAGTCGGCAAATCTGCGTGTGGCGTTTGTGTCGCTGCAAACCTCGGCGACGTTATCCACCACCACGTCAGCAGGCGTTGTATCCGGCAGCAAATGGCAGGCGAAGTACAACGCCAATCCGGGCACTGTGAATACGGCTTCCGTATCGGCAATATCGGGAACCATCAACGGTACTCTTGATATCCCGGAAAGCGGTTCGTTCTATGTGATAATCGGAGAGCTGACCAAGGCTTTTCGGGGCACGGGCGAGATTTGGATAGATAATATGTGGGTTGAGTAAGGAAAGGAGGATATCATGGCTATTAAAACATATCGTCGCGGTGCGGCTGTTCAGCTGACTGCGCATTTCAATTCCGAGGAATTCGACTGTCAGAGTGGAAAAAAGAGCGGATGCAACTGCAAATGCGGATGTACCCAAACTTTCGTTGACACGAAACTCGTCCGCAAACTGGAAATCCTCAGGCGGTGGGTATATGCTGCTGTAGGATTGAACAGTGGTTATCGCTGCAAGACACACAACAGATGTCAGGGCGGCAGCTCGAACAGCTACCACATGAAAGGGCAAGCTGCAGATATCCGCTGCTCGGCGGTGTCTGCTGCCACGCTGGCGAAGCGTGCGCAGGAGTTGGGATTCACCGGTATAGGGCTGTACAGCAACCGCATCCATGTTGACACCCGCTCCAAGCGGTATTTCTACCGCGTAAACAGCAAGGGACGGGAGATCGCAGTGTGCACCCACGGAGGAACAAAGAAAAAATGTCCGTATCAGCTCGGCACTGCCACGCTCCGCATCGGCA